TACGAACAGTGTCAACGCTCAAGTACTGAGGGTGATCGTCATCAGACAAACCAGACAAGTTACCGTGGTCAGTTATCAGTGAAGCCGCAACACCTGCCGCAGCGATCGAACGGATGTCAGTGATCGAAACCAAGCTAGCTTTAACAGCGTTACTGAAGCTGTCGGCACACTGAAAAACGAGTCTGTACAGCGGACGGAATTCCACTGAAGGGAAACCGGGAAGTTGCAACGATGTAAAGTCAACAGCTTCGGCAGCGCTCTGCAAATCACTTTCGGCTTGGCCGATGATTGCGATGACTGGGTATGTCAGGTTGTTCGTCGCCAGAATCCATGATGTGGCGTACTTGTTGTTTGCGACGTCGGCTGTTGACCATACGCCACCGGACAATGCGTTGTATTGAGGGCGAGCAGTACCTTGCTTGAGCGGGTAGTCAGTCGGTGCGTCAATAACCCAACCTGTGCCAGACAAATACAACACTGGAATGCGAGCAGGGCTTAGAAGGTCTTGTTCCCACGTACCGGCTGTTGGTGTGTTGGTCGCAGTGACGATGATCTTCATGTCCTCGTCAAAGAACGTACCGCCTTCAAGCGTCAGTTGTGCATGAGCATTGGAACTACCGTTACCACCAAGGGTGTAGCCGCTTGCACCGAAGCCACTAGCTAGGGCCGCGCCGCGCGTGCGATGCAGGTATTCGTGAGTCTGCCAATCAAGGACAACGCCGTGACGTTCGTCGCCAAAATATGGGCAAGCACCGGTGGCAGCGTTCCAGTAAATGTACGCAGTTGGAGCTTCCTCAGAAAATGTGAAGTAACCAGCTTTAGCAGCTAGAGCGCCGTTCGCGTCGAAGTAAATCGAGTACATCCCCGATGTGTTGGGGATCGTAACGGTCTGCGCAGAGCTGACAACAACCTTCTTGCCTTTGCACCAAACTGTAAAGCTGGTGCTTACAGGTGCAATCGTGAACGTACGGGTCGATGCGTTGAAGCTAATCGTGGAGGTTGTACGGTCTTCATGACCCATGGGTTCACCGGTAATACCGGATACTTCCGCTAGATTGGTGAAGTTTGCGTCGACTTCGTTATTTGTAAGAGGCGAGCCCTTACCCGCTCGGGTAACAATATCAACCATACAACACTACTCCAAAATTTAGCTAACTGTGATCGCCCATGTGATGCTCATGGCGTCATCTGCGCCTTTGTTAACAACAGCGAACACGGTACGGCACAACATAGTACCGGAGGAAGAAGCGTTGAAAACGCCAGCCTCAACAACAGCACCAGTACCTGTACCAGCAGGGAAGCTAGCTACATAAGTAACAACAGCGCCGGAGGATGTAGAAGATGACAACGCAACACGGCCCAATTCAGCGCCTAAAGCAACGTCGTTAGTCGCAGCTGCTGTATTGTTAGAACCAATAGCCATGTGAGACATAGCAGTCGGTGTGCCAACAATGCGTGATGCAATGAAGGTTTTACCTGTCGCAACGACAAGGTTTTTAATCTCGCGGCGATCTTTGATCTGGCCATCGGGGCCAGTGATTTCGACGACTACGTCGCCAGTAACTTTGAGTTGGTCGTTTAACATGGGGGCTCCTATGAAAATGTTCGGGATTCACCGACGTAGTCTTCTGCGAAGTATGACAGATCGCAGTAGTTTTGGGAAGACAAACTACCACTGCTGGCCAAAGATACCGAGTCGGCTTTGTTCGCATTCCAAGCCCTCGTGCTGGTGTCAGCAACAAAAACCAAGTTGGTTACGTATTTTACAGCTTGGTAAGTGATATTGTCTGCAAGATCGGCGCTATCATTCATCGCAACGCCGTCGTTGATTACTCGCCCGATGATGCGGCTAGAGAAATCAGAAAGCACAAGGCTATCAAACACGCCTTTGTCAACAACTCTAGCCAAAGAATCGGAGTGACTAAAGGCGTCTGAGAAAACTTTAAACGTGTTTCTGACCGCAAAATCAGATAGCGGGAACGAATCCACCAGTGACTTACCAGCGTCTTTGGCTACCAAATCAGTGTGTGTAAAGCTATCAAAAAGCGCCTTAGAAGTGTCCCGAGATATGCTGTCCGGCACATAGAACACATCCGCGGAGTGTTTTCCCAGATTAAATTGAGTCGCATCCACCGTGCCAGCGCTGTCAACTAGTGCTTTACTAAATACGGTACGGAAGGTTTCTTGAAGGCTAACCGAGTGTGTGTACGCCAGTTGGTACAGAAATGTTGGAGCGGTGTCAGACAGAGAGAACGAGCTGGACAGAGGTTTGGTAAACCCCTTAGCTGCAGAATCATTCAGTGCAAAATTATCTGCAAGAGGGCGGCTAAAGGTAAACGAAACTTGGTGGGCGAAATCGATCGTGTCTGTAAAATTACGAATGTACTCAAGCGTGCGGATGATAAAGTCCGGCAAAGACACACTGTCAGTGTAGGCAAGCTGCGTGTCAATGCTTGTAATATAGTCTGTCGGCGCAAACGTGTCGGTAAGCGCTTTCTGCGTCGATCTAAACGATGCGTCAGCTACAAAAACTTCTTCAGGGAAAAACTGGAACCGACCAGACGTATCAAGGTACGCGGCAGACGCTAGCAGTATGTAGTTCAGGTTAGCCGCGGGTACTATCACCGTCACCGATGCACCAGCAACAACGACAGAAGTAGCAGCAGCTAAAAGTGCAGCCGAAGTCTCGGCTACAGGCGCTACGATGACGACGCTTGCCCTTGCTCTTGTAACAGCCGTTGAAGCCGTTAGAGCAGTTCTGACAACCGTCACGCCCATTAGAAGTCCTCGCGCAGCTTAAACTTCAACAAGTCGTAAACAGTTTGGATCGTCGTGTCAGCAAATGTGATTTGGATTTCGCCCTCGTAGTCGCCGGCCTCACCAGCAAGCATCTCAGGGGCAGAAGCAGGGTAGAACGCGACTTGGCCGTTAGCGCCGTCAGTCACAGAACCGGTCACGGTTGCTGTCAATGTCTCTGAGCCAACTGCTCGAAATTTAAGCAGCACGGTAGCGCCGGTCAACGCAATTGGCAAACCAGTAATCTCATCGGTAATGTTGCAGACTAGCGCAGGTTTGGTGTCGCCCTGTACGAGTTTAATTTTCTCGGCCATGTGTCACCTCAGATTTTAGGCGCTACGCCTGTTGTACCAGCCATCTCAGTTGTCAGTGCAGCTTGGAATGCTGCGTAGTGAGCCTGTGCGCGTTGTGCGTTACCAGCGTACTCGCTGTCCTTGGTGTAGGCGCGGTACAGGATGTAGTCGGCCAAGACGTTACCGTAGATGTCAGGCAAGCTGATATTACCCGTCACAGCCGTGTATAGAGCGCCGTCAGCGGGCTCCGTGATGTCAGTTGGATAGGCAGAGTACACAATCTCCACGGAAGCGCCTGTAGAGGCTGCTGGTGGGTATACGTAGAACACCTTGGGGTCACGAGCATCGTACATGTAGTGCAGAATCTCAGTCACGCCTGTCAGGTTGTACCAGTTGGGGCTCTGTGTGTCCAAGATGTTGCGCACGGTCATGCGAACAGAACGCTTTGTACCAGCGGTATTACGAATCACGTCGATGAGTTTGGAGCCGTTAGTAGGAACAGCTTGTTTCGCCCCAGCAACTAGAGCCACTGTGGCGTTAGTCACCATCGAGTCAGGGCGGTACAAGACCACTTCACGCTGACCATCATTGAGGTAACGAACAAGTTCAGCCACTGGCCAACGCACAGACGTGTTGTCCTGCATTGTCTCAACGACACGACGGATGATTGATTGTGCTGCAATGGTCATGATTTACCTCAAGCGAAAGGACGATAGCGAACGCGCATTGAGCCACGAACTGATCCGTAGTTTCCTTCAATGCGAGCAGAATTAATTTGGCGTGCTACAGAGTCCATGAGTTGCTGGGCTCGAGCAAAGTTTGTAAAAGGTTGATCTGGAATCTGCATCGCACGGGCGATAGCGCCAGAGGCAACTGCATCACTCCATGTGTTAAACAGGTCGTCGTCCAGCTGAGTCGCAGTGATCGCAGGACGTAAAGTGACGGCCACCACAACGGTGTACTTGCCATCAGGTGGAGGGGACAGCTTCAGCGTAAAGACGTTGTCAGTGCGGTCAGTGTAAAAACCGCGTGGCTTCGCTTGTGCTGTGGGTAGGTCGTTGCGAATGGCTTCGAACAGACCAGCAGAGAGTTCTCTACCGTCAACCGCAACACTCATTACACGATCGATCTCGTGGTTTGCTGTAGGCGGGTCTAGGTCATACTGGGTTACACCAGCGACAGTTTTGAATGAATCGAGGTTCTGGCGCAGAACTAACGAAGACTCAGCAAAGTCAATCGCAGAACTGACCAAAACCTGATTCACCAAAGGCTCCGAGCAGCCGGGTAAATACGGCAAGATTCTGGAATAAAAAACGCTCAGAGGTTGCATGATGTACCTTATTCGGTAGCTTGTGTGAGGCCAACTTCTGGCTCACCGGTAACTTCAACAGATTCTAACAGTTGTGTTTTACTTTTGCGAGTTTTTGTTGTAGCTTCAGCAGCAGCCAAATTGGAATGCTCGTTAGTCAACAAAACACCACGATCGGTCAAAACCCATTCTTGGTCTTCCAGACGGGCAACAATGACGATCTCGCCTTCAATGTAAACGCGGATTTTGTTGTTCAGGATTTCGCCACCGAGGCGTTCCATCAGTTCAAGAGCGGTCATAGTATCTCCAAGGTTAAAACAAAAAAGGGGCCCGAAGGCCCCCTCTTTATACCACTATCAGGTGGCTGAGCCAACAACAGCAGTTACCATGGCTTCAGGCTTAACAACCTTGCGGCCATAAACAGCCAAACCGCGGACGATGTCGCCGAAGTCAGTCTGGTTACGCAGGGGTTCTGTCTTGTTAATGGTCATCGCGAAGGAAGTGGCATGCTTAGTACCAGCAACCATCAAACGACGAGCCTTAGCGTTGGTGACAGCGCCACCAGTAGAAGTAGCGGACAAGCCAGCGACCAATGCCTTACCTGCTTCGCCGCGTGGCAACAAGTTAGACACATAGACGTTGAAGCGATCCAACATACCGATCTTGCCGGTACGGATGGTGCTTGACTGGTCGCCAGTGAAGTACGCCTGAGCGATGTTAGATTGCATCAACAGGTGACGATCGAATGGGCTGAGAACCAAGAAACGGCCATCTTCAGGAACGTTCTGCTCGTCCAAGACTGTAGACATGCGAAGAATACACTTCAACACGTTTTCAGGAGTGGCTTGGTCGATAGGAGCAACGTCTGTACCCAAGTTGTAGGCAGCAGAAATCTTACCGGCAGTAGCGCCTTCGTTTTGAGCAGCAGGGCCTTCGGTCACGAAGCTGTTGAAGAACACTTCGTTTTCGATGGAGATTTTCAACTGCTTGGCAGCGTCTTCTGTGAACATGTTCATCAAGTTCATGTCGGACTGATAGGCCAACACGTCATTGACTTGCACGCCGAAGTACTTGCCCTTGTTCACTTGCATATCTTGGAATATAGGAGTGGGGACTTCGTACGACAAAGACTGACCAACAGTGTAGTCAGAGATGCTGATGGAAGGAGCCAAACGAATACGGACGGTATCGCCTTGGTTCTTCAATTCGCCTTCGTAGTCAGTGTTAGTGACTTCAGACAACATGGTGTTCTGGTAGAACTTAGCCAAGAGTTTGCCTGACCACAGGGTGGGGATAAAGGCACCAGAGTAAGAAGGGTTGGTGTCAAATGCACCAGAGCCCGTGACGGGGAAAACAGCAGCCATTTTGGCCTCCTAAATAAAAACAGGTTGGGTAAACGCTGCCTTCAGAAATTACGCTCGAACGCGACCTTCTCTGTAAGCGGCATCAATTTCAGCTTCAAGTTTCATTGCCTCTTCGCGCTGCCCTCTAGAGCTCAGTTCAACAGACTTCTGGAACATCTTCTGGACTTGTGCGTCCGTGTATGTCTTAGCGGCTGGTGAAACTGGTGCATTAGCTGCAGAACGTTGTGGCTGGATTTGTTTTTCAAGCTCAGCGGCTTTATCGCTTGGTTGCTCTGCAGGGGCGATGCTCGCTTTGAACATCCCAATGTAGTGTGCAACGGCTTCGGCATCGCCTTGGTTGAACGCTTCTTGTGCGACAGATTTTCGTGGTGCTCGGAGCAGAGGGTCAACCTCGTTCAGCCAGCCAATCCAACGTTCGTCGGCGTTAACTTTCTGAAAGTCTGGTACCAAACGGTACAGACGTTGCTCGAAGGATGCCTCTGATACTTGAGAGCCGGTCGTGTTCAGCTGCTCGCGCAACTTCTCATTCTCAGCCTTCATAGCGTCGAGTTCACCTCGAAACTCTGCTGCCACTTCGCGGGCAACCTTGCGTTGGACTTCAATCAAGTCCTCACCAAATGCTTGAACATCAGCATCCGTTACCAACTTCTCTGGCTTCGCGGGCTTTACAGGCTCGGCTGGCTTGGTCTCTGCGGCTTTGCGGAGGTTATCCACTTGGCCTTTAAGATCACGCAGGTCGGCGTGCAATCGAGGCACTTCAGCGTCATACATACCTTTGAGGGTCTTATATTTCTGCTGCCATGTCTCTTCCGGTACTTCCGGTTCAGTTGGCTTTGGCGTTGGCTCAACAGGTTTTGGCTCAGCTGGCTGAGGCTGTGGGTCTTGGGGAGGCTCTGCTGGCGTTGGGTCGGGTTCTGCGGGTGCAGGATTGTTGCCCTCTGCGAGCTGCTTTTCCAGTGCTTCCAGTTCTCTTAACTGCGCTTCTACTTGTTTTGGCAATGCCATTCAATTCTCCTAAAAGCTCCAACTCTGCTTAGGGCTCCTACTTCGGTCTGCCTTACACATAATGGTTTGCTAGGACTACAAAAATCGGGTCATTTGACCCGGTCGAGAATCCCGGTCGATTTTTCAACCGACTCGAGAAAATCTGCTAAGACCTCTGCGCGACCTTGTAAACGGTGGATCAAAACTGAGTCTTCGGCTAGGACAAGGGCGTCTTTCGTCTGCTCAAGTTTCTTGCGGAACAAGTCCAGCAAGGCTCCGTTTTCGTCCAGCTTGCAGCGCTGTAGCGCAAACATGTGCTGGCGGTCAGGCTTTTGGCCTATAAAAATCTTCATATGTCGTATTTATACCACTGACTTTTTTAACAGTCAACAATATTTAAATTCCGTTAGGGCGTGGCGACATCATATTGCCTTCACGTCCACCTACTTGGCTACCATCTGGGAGCATGTTCTTTGGCGCTGGGCCTGAAGTCATACCGCCACCGGGCATTCCGGGAGCCATGCCTGCATTCTGCAACTCGCCCATGATCGCTGCCAACTGTTCTTGCAACTGAGCGATGGTCTGCTGTTGCTGTTGTACAACACTTAGCTGCTGACGGTCAGGAACGATGCGGTCAATATTGCCGCTCAGGTGTTTAGCTTGGTCGCGCAGCAACTCAGCAGTGCCGTCCATACCAACGATCTGCTGAGCCACTGGGCTGTTGAGAACAACCTGCAAGAACTCGTTACGGCGAACCGCTTCGGCTTCTTTAATCACAAGGCTAGACGCACCAGTCGCAACAACGTTTACGTCGCCGATCAGGTCAGGGTCTTTGCTGTAGCGCAAGTTGTCTTGGTACAAGCGCTCGATGGCTGGCGTGATGACGTTCTTGTCGATGTTGCTAATAACCTGCTTGATACCCTTGCCAGCGTTGGAGATCAACATGGACAAGCCAGATGATGTGCGTCCTGCGCCGGGTGTGTTCTCGCCAGTCATGTAGCGAGGGATCATCGTGTCTTCGTCAGCGCGTGCAGAGAATTTCTCAAACACAGCCATCAATTCGTTGGCATTGCTCTGTGGCTGGAAGAACGTGATGGGGGGTGA